TCATGACTGAAACTCCGTATGGTGGAATCGTTAAATCTTTAATGAACGAGGGTGCACAACTAGGTGTATCGTCAAGAGGAATGGGTTCGTTGAGACCAAACAAACAAGGTATCAATGAAGTCCAGAAGGATTTTTATCTAGCAACTGCTGCAGACATTGTAGCAGATCCATCTGCACCGAATGCTTTCGTTGAAGGTATTATGGAAGGAGCAGAATGGATATTTGATGATTCAAAGGGCATTTGGGTCCAAGAATCAGCAGATAGAATGCGAACTGAAATGAAACAAATGTCTGCAAAAGAAATCGAGAGCAAAAAGTTCAAGATGTTTGAGCAGTTTTTAAACACTCTCACTAAGTAGGATTTTTATTTTTTATAAATAACAATACGAATGAGATTAATTACAAATAGGAGCAATCCAAATGTCTGATAAAGAACTTAATCAAGTGGAAGAGGAAATCCTCGACACTCAAGATGACTCTCTTGACGAGGCTAAAGCATCTTTTGGTGTTGATGCAGAAGTTCCAGAACCAACCACTAAAGAGAATACTCCTCCTGGTAAAGCACCAAAGGATGAGGATAAGAACAAAAACCCAGAGCAAGGTGATTCTGTAAAACCTGTTAAGGTTAAAGCAATATCTAAAATTGCCGATGCTGTTAAGGGTATGTCTAACGAAGAATTCCAAAAAGTTTACGAGAACTTGATGGCTGCACTTGAGAACAAAGAAGTTGTTAACGAATCTTCTGAAGAAGAAGAAGTTACTGCTACTCCAGTTCGTGAGATTCGTCAAATTGACGCATCTGATGTAGATGTTTCTGAAGATGTAAATGCTATGTTTAAAGGTGAGGATCTTTCTGAAGATTTCACTACTAAAGCAACTACTATCTTTGAAGCAGCAGTTGTATCTAAAGTAAACGAAATTCTAGAAACAGTAACTGTAGATCTTGAAGCAGAAGTTGAGCAAGGCAGAGATGAAATGCTAGAAAGCATGACTGCTAAACTTGATTCTTATCTTGAGTATGTTGCTGAAGAATGGATGAAAGAAAACGAACTTGCTGTTGAGCAAGGTATCCGTGCTGAAATTCAAGAGAACTTCATGCGTGGATTAAAAGATCTATTCGTTGAAAACTATATTGACATTCCAGAAGAGAAAGTTGACTTAGTTGACGAGATGGCATCTAAAATTGAAACTTTAGAAGCATCTGTAAACGAAGAAATCGAAAAGAACATCGAACTCAAATCTCAACTAACAGAAGCAGAAAAGGCAATCGTTGTTGATGCTGTATGTGAGGGTCTTACAGAGTCTCAAGCAGTTAAACTTCAGTCTTTAGCAGAAGGTGTTGAATTTGAAGATGTAGATTCCTATGCTGAGAAGCTGGAAACTATTAAAGAGAACTACTTCGGCAGTGATGCTAAAGAAGATCTCACTGAAGAAACCCATATGGATGCTGATCCAATTGATGTAGAGGATTCTGCTGAAACGGTTGTCGATCCAAATATGGCTGCTTATATGAATGCTATTTCTAAAAGCATCAAAAAGTAACTTTAATAAATATTAAACAAGATATACTCTAAGGAGACAAAAATGTATCAAAATGATGAACTTCAAAAGAAGTGGCAACCAGTTTTAGAGCATCCTGATCTTGAAAACATTCAAGACGCTCATAAGCGTGCCACTGTTGCACAATTGTTAGAAAACCAAGAAATCGATGCTCGTTCTGGAGCAAACGGTTCTGGTGGTTATAACGCACCAACTCTACTTGGTGAGGCAGCTCCAGCAAACTCAATGGGTGCTTCCTCTTCTACAGCAAGTGCTGGTAGTGTAGATATCTTCGATCCAGTGTTAATTTCACTTGTTCGTCGTTCTATGCCTAATCTAATTGCTTACGATATCGCAGGTGTTCAACCTATGACTGGTCCTACTGGTCTAATTTTTGCGATGCGTTCTAGATATACTTCACAAACTGGAACTGAAGCACTATTTAACGAAGCAGATGCTTCATTCTCAGGTAACACTTTCGCAGCAAACGCTACTGCGACTGGTGCACAAACTGGAACTGATCCTGCTGACCGTTCTGCATCTACTACTGGTGGTGGATATAATGTTCACTCTGGTATGTCAACTGCTGAAGCAGAAAAACTAGGTTCTTCTGGTTCTCCTGCGTTTGCTCAAATGGCATTCTCAATTGAGAAAGTTGCAGTAACTGCTGTTTCTCGTGCTCTTAAAGCAGAATACTCTATGGAACTTGCTCAAGATCTTAAAGCAGTCCATGGTCTTGATGCTGAACAAGAACTTTCTAATATCCTTTCTGCTGAGATCCTTGCTGAGATCAATAGAGAAGTTGTTAGAACTATCAACTACTCTGCTGTTGCTGGTGCTACTAAAAACACTACAACTTCAGGAACTTTCGACTTAGATACTGATTCTAATGGTCGTTGGTCTGTTGAGAAGTTTAAAGGTCTTATGTTCCAAATCGAAAGAGATGCTAATGAGATCGCAAAAGCAACTCGTAGAGGTAAAGGTAATGTGATGATTACTTCATCAGATGTTGCTTCTGCTCTACAAATGGCTGGTGTATTAGACTATGCTCCTGCTCTTAACAATAACTTACAAGTTGATGATACTGGTAATACTTTTGCTGGTGTTCTTAATGGTCGCATCAAAGTTTACATTGATCCGTATTTCTCAGATGCTACTAACCAATACTACACTCTTGGTTATAAAGGAACTTCTGCATTTGATGCTGGTTTATTCTACTGTCCGTATGTTCCATTACAAATGGTTCGTGCAGTTGGTGAGAATACTTTCCAACCTAAGATCGGATTCAAGACTCGTTACGGCATGGTAGCAAATCCATTTGCTTATGCTGAAGATAGCACTGGCACTAAGCCACCTGCTCGTCTTGGAACTGGCACTGGTAACATCTACTACAGATTAGTTAAAGTAACTAACCTAATGTAATCCTGATTTTATCAGACTTAAAAAGAG